TGGCTCTGCGCGCTGCTCTACGAGTATCCTTGCGTGTGGCTCTGCGAGTGGCTCTGCGCGCGGCTCTACGAGTATCCTTGCGAGTGGCTCTGCGAGTGGCTCTGCGCGCGGCTCTACGAGTATCCTTGCGTGTGGCTCTGCGAGTGGCTCTGCGAGTGGCTCTGCGAGTGGCTCTGCGAGTGGCTCTGCGGTCAGAGGATTTAACCTTGCGATTACTTCTAGGGGTTGATCTTCTAGTTCTTGCCATATTCTTATAATATATACAACATAAAAAATGTAAATTACACTTTATTTAATGTTTTTATTGCTAACATTATTTCATCAACAGAAGGAGTAAAATTATTATTTGTTTTATTATTTTTTTTACCGTGTTTTTTATTTTTTGATATTTGATCTTTAATGCTATTACTGTTTTTTTTCATCATAGGCGGTGGTGGAGGAGGAGGAGGAGGTGGTATTCTTTTTACAGTGTTTACTTTATGATTGTTTATTGTATCTTTATCTTTTTCTTCATCATCTATAAAAATATAATCTTTTAATTTTATTGGAGTGTATATTTTAGATTGTAAGATGGTCCAATTAAACCAAATCTTATCTTTCATTAACCATAAACCATTTAACGAAAATATAAAAACCCCCATTGTTTTGTTTGGAATATAATTTATTCTTTCTTTATTTTGGTTGAAAAATAAAGAATCATCTTCTAATTTAAAACGCATCCATTTATAAATATTTGTTTCTTTTATAAACTCATTAATATCATATTTTCCATAAACTTTATTAACTTTATGGAAAATAACTGATAAATTTTCAATAAAATTTAATGTTTCTTTATCTCTTAAATTTTGAAATGTAATGTCTAAATATCTCTTTTTACATTTTTCAGAATATTTCTTTACTTCAAATGGTATATACATATTTGGAGACTGTATTAAGAGTTCTTTTTTATTATAAAATAAAGGTATAAATGATAAATCTTCTGAATATTTAAAACCTTTTTTAAATCTTAAAAGGTTTTCACTCAATTTTAAACCTTTGTGATGTAAAATCATTTAAGAAATATATTATCACTATATATATAATATTTAAATAAGTATGGAATGTATTAATTGCTGTATTTGTGGTGAAGGATTAGATGAAGCTTATACCCATAAATTGAAATGTAATCATGTTTTTCATTATGAATGCTTACTTTTATCATTTAAGTCTATGAAAAATACTTGTTGTCCTTATTGTAGGTCTCCTAATAATTTATTACCAATTGTTAATGGATTAAAAAAGTTACACAATGGTATTCATGATATGGATGAATGGGAAAAGTATGAAAATAAGAAATGTTTACATCTTCTTGAAAGGGGTAAAAACAAGGGAAAGCAATGTTCTAAATATTGTCACATTGGGAAAGATTATTGTTTAATTCACGAAAAGAAACATAAAGAATTAAATGAAATTAATAATGATATAAACAATAATGGAAATGAATCATGATTTAACATGTTCGATATGCTTAGGCACTATGAAAAATAAAACAATTAAAACATTATCTTGTGGTCATAACTTTCATTATGACTGTATTTTACAATTAGTAATGAGGAAAAACTTTTTTATAAAGTGTCCTTTGTGTAGGACTAATAATACAGATACAAGTTTTCCACATAATGAATGTAAGATGAATCTATATGAAGTTGTATCAAATAACACTAAAAATGGTCTTAAAAGATGTTTATGTAAAACTATTGATGGTAGAAAATGTAAAAATAAGGCAAAACTTTTAAATTATGGCATGTGTCATATTCATAATAAAAATTTTATTCATGAAAATTTTTACCCTCTAATAAATGAATATATAAATCTTATACTTCTTCAGAGAAGTGGAATAATGACAAAAGTTTTCTTAATAGATATGGGAAAAAAGATAATTATGAAATATTGTGATGAAAACTCAACAATATCTGATATATTTTCAAAATATTATGAATTTTTTTCAATAATATTAGATAATGGAGATACAATCGTAAAAGAATATAAACGCTTTTACGATTATTATGGATTAGAACTTCCAGAAAAAGAATGGTTAATAAAGTGTAAAGAAAATTATATTATTTTTTAGAGAAGAGACAAGATAACAGATAAACCAATCAAGTTGAGGTATCCCGGGTTCTTATTTATAGATGGCATGATCTTTGGCATAACTCTCGGCCACAAAACCATTACAATATATATCAAAAATAGTTTTAGTAAAACTACAACCATTATAGGACCCAAGTGATTATACCAATGATGGTGATCATCCTTGTTTTCAGCACTTGAAACAGAATCAACAAACTTTTCAATTAACATTTATAATATATTATATATTTTTTTTAAGCAGAATTATTATCCTTGGGAATTAGACCGGATACTTTTTCAAAAAACTCACCAACCCCCTTTAACTCGGGAGCTCTGAAAGCCCCTCTCTGAGTAGCTACCTCAATAATATTTACAATAACCTGTAGATCGCCAACAGTTACTTCAACTTTCTGTTTAAGACGTTCATCATTAACTTCCGAGACATTACTTTGTACGTTTCCACTTTCTGCCATTTTTAATATGATAATTACTATTAATATTTTTTTAAATAGTTTTTAAACTATTTTTAATATTGTCCGGATGATCTTAGTGGTCCTAAATTTTTAGCAAATAACCATTGATGTATATTATTATCAGGATTTTGTGTTATTCTACCAGGTCCATTTGTAGGGGTATTTGGTATTCCACCGTATGTATTATCATTAGCAATACATTCTTCTTCCGAAGGGGCTTTTATACCTTGAGAATTCCATTGTTTCTTTGTCTTGTTGCAAAAGTAAGGGTGATTTGGATTTTTAGGAGTATTTGATGGTATGTATCTATTCTTTAATTGATCAATTGTAAAAAGCGTTGTTTTATCTACATCACTATGTTTGTTTCTCAAGAATACAATATCAAAATTATTGTAATAATAATTGTCTAAGACATCTTTCGTGTTTTTATCAAACATATCATGGTTTACAAGTATTCCACTGCCTTCATATTTGATATCATATTTATTTAATATACTCCCAATACTACTTTCATCAATATCTACAAAGTTAAAATATATTTGACCATCATATGAGACAATGTCCATCGATAACTTGATCGTATAATATTTATTAACTTCAAAGATAAAGCAACTTAATATACACCTATAATTACCATACTCGTCTTTCATAACATACATATTCTCAATGTTATTTACAAAAAAGTCGTGATTTGATACAACTGTAATACTATGTAATATTTCATCTATTATTTCTTTTATTTCCGAATTTAATTTTTCATCAATAATATCTTTTGTCATTATCCATTCTTCAGTAATATTCTCTAGGATAACTTTATCGGCCGAAGATATATCATTAAAAAGTGACAAAAGACCATTCTTTTTCATAGCTTCTGTTTTTTCCTTCTTTATCCCCCCTACAACACCTACTGTTGAAAAGTTTTCTCCATTCATATAATTCAAACAGTAAAATATTATAAATATAAATGTTAGTATTGCGAGTAATAAAAGCATTATATATATAATAAATAATATAATTTTTATTACCTACTATCACAAATTCAGCAATAAAGCGACCATTTCCAGCGAATATAGTTTGGTTTCCAATATTTGTAATTTTTCCACTTATCCTATGAATATTTGTAGGGTTAATGGAACATATAAAATTTAGTTTTTTCCCTTTATGTGTTTTAGAAACATCTAGGTCAGCTATATCATGTTGATCATTTGGTATGAACAATGATCTCGTTATATTAACTTTCCCAGTTTCTTGGTTTGAAGATGATTTAATTTCAAATTGGTCTATAGAGAGGACAAATCCCATATCTTGCTCCGAACCATTACTTGTTTTACAATTATAAGTTGTTAGTGAGTCAAGGTAAACTTCGGAATGTTTATCAATAGTGAGGTTTTCTGATAGAATAACACTAAAAGTATTGTCGTCGATAGTCATGGGAACACTGATAATTATAGTTTTACTTTCATCCCTATCAAAAGAATATTTTGTATTAGAATATAAATCGGAGTTCATTTATAATCTATTGATAAAAAAAAATAAAATTAAACACTTATTAAAGATACGCATACGTTATAATTCTCTATTTACAGCTTTTTGACAAAATATATCCTTTTTACTTCCTATGAAATTTGTTATAAAACGATATGATTCATTTATTTGTTCTTTGTTTCTCCCACCCGTAATAATAACTTTACCACTCTTGAAAACCGCAATTGTAACTTTCTTACATTGGCCATCTCCACATCCAGAACCCTTCCCATTACACATGTTTTCACAGTCACATATACCACATGTATTATTTGTGTTTATAAAATATTTTATGTTAACCCCAGGATAAATACATGGTTCATAAGATGAATATATATCATTTTCAACTATATCGCGATGTAGTTTTTCACGGTCTATCTGATAACCTAAATCAAAATCACTATTAATCAATACTATTTTATTATCAATGAGTTCGGTATAATCTCCTATAACATCGAAATCTTTAAAATATTGTATTAGCTTTTTAACCAATTTTTCAGCTTGAGTCTCGGTTTTTAATCCTGTAATTTGAATACGTCCATTGTTAAACAATTTAACATTCATTATTTTTCCATCGTGAACGACATGTATCGTTGATTGATTGTAAAATATTTTTTTCTTTTTCTTTTTTCTCTTTTTGATCAACGACTTTTCAGAAAATCCTCTAGGTGGGTTTCCACTACCATACTCTATATATGGTATATACTTTTCACTAATAGGTATTTGAGTGTATATCTTTTCCAATACTATGGTTTGAGATAATTTCAAAACAGAAGTTATGGTAGATATTCTTAAATCGTTTTCCATTTGATTTCAAATATTGAACTTTAATTATTCTTTAAATATTATTCAAATTTTATTTCTTTTTCTTTTTCTTTCCCTTTCCCTTTTTCCTTTTGAGTGAAAAGTTTTTGGGTGATAATTTTTTGGATAAATTTTTGGGTGATAATTTTTTGGATAAATTTTGGGGTGAAAGGTTTTTAAGTTTCTCTTTAATTCCAGATACTTTTCCCATCGCATTTTTACCGGCCTCCTCTAGATTTTTATTAACTAGTTGTGGTGGCTGCGCTGCTTGCTGAGATTCTTCCTCCTCTGCTTTCTTAGCTGCGACTACTTGATCTGCTGCTTTCTTAGCTGCGGCGGCTTCCTCCTCTGCTTTCTTAGTTGCGGCGGCTTCCTCCTCTGCTTTCTTAGTTGCGGCGGCTTCCTCCTCTGCTTTCTTAGCTGCGGCGGCTTCCTCCTCTGCTTTCTTAGTTGCGGCGGCTTCCTCCTCTGCTT